GCCGCCTGTAGCACCTGCTGAGACACCAGTAAGGGCTGAACCATCACCTTCAAATGCTGTAGCTTTTACAGTACCATTAACATCAAGTTTTTCAGTGGGGCTACTAGTCCCAATACCCACGTTACCACTGCCATCAACAGTAATGTCATCGTGATTAGCTATGCCTAAGTTAGTAAGGGCAGATGATGCATTGGCTAAGTCAGAAAGGTTGTTACTTTTTGTTACAAAGCCACTAACGTCTATGCTGGCTGCACTAGCTGCTGCCTCCGTTGCACTTGTTGCTGCTGCACTAGCAGAGGAAGCTGCGCTAGTAGCTGATGTAGCTGCGTTACTCTCTGATGTACTAGCATTAGTAGCAGATGTACTAGCTGCGCTTGCAGAGTTACTTGCATTAGTTTCCGATGTGCTGGCATTAGAAGCACTCGTAGAAGCCTCAGAAGCCTTTGTAGTGGCAGTTGTTGCACTACCCGCTGCACTAGTAGCACTAGAGGATGCGGAGCTGGCAGAGGAGCTTGCAGACGTTGCTGAAGCTGCTGCATTTGTTTCACTTGTACTAGCATTAGATTCAGAAGTAGCAGCGTTAGTTGCTGCTGTTGATGCAGTTGATGCACTATTAGCTGCGTTTGTAGCAGAAGTTGATGCACTAGCTGCACTATTCGCTGCATTGGTTTCACTAGTTGCTGCATTAGTTGCTGATACAGAGGCTTCACTAGCTTTAGTAGTAGCTATACCAGCTTGTGTAGTTGCTGTACTTGCTGAATTGCTTGCTGATGTGGCAGATGCACTAGCATTAGTCTCTGCTGTCTCTGCACTAGCTTGTGCTGTTTCTGCTGCTGTCTGTGCAGTCTGTGCTGCCGTTGCAGAAGTTGACGCATTAGACGCTGAAGTAGAAGCACTGGTAGCAGACGTAGCTGCATTAGTTTCTGAAGTTGCTGCATTAGCTTCGCTGGTGGCAGCATTTGTTTCGCTAGAGCTTGCATTGGTCTCTGAGGTACTAGCATTAGATTCAGAAGTAGCAGCATTACTAGCACTTGTTGCAGCGTTAGATGCAGAAGTAGCTGCTTCATTTTTATACTCATTAGCATCTTGTACTAACTCTGTTACTTCATTTATGGTAGCATCAGAAGTAGCATCTCCTGAACCACCTGAACCTCTGTATATACTCAAAGCAAGTCTCCTAAATATTCTGTATTTGTGTGTAGATTAAAAAGAATAAATACAGGGGGCAATTAAGCCCCCCATACCGTTAGAACTTACTAAGCTGGAACAGCTACAACAAGTGCAGACTCAGGTCGTAAAACCTCTGTACCATAAAGAGTGTCAGAAGTAAACAAGTTACTTAAGTACTCTTGCTTGTATTGAGTTTGTGAACGTACGCCCATTTGCTCTGCAAGTACCATTGCATCTTTATGACCAATGATAGCAGCTTTAGTATCTATAGCTGAAGCTGTGTTGTTAGCAGCAGTTTCAATTACAGGACAGTTAGAACTAACGTAAACATCAATACCGTACAAAGTACCGATTTGACCATTCATAACACCACGACCATCTACGAAGTCGCTAGAGTTGTAACGGTCGATACCCATAATAGTTTGACGAACTGAAGGAGGAATAACAATAAAGCGATTTTCCATTGGAGTATCGTTATCATCTAGTTGCTTGATAAGTTCACGGAAAGCTAAATCTGTGAAAATATCAGTAGCAGCTACAGTATCTTCTGCATAAGCAGCAATACCGTTAGCACCATCAACATAGAAGCTGTTGCTATGAGTCCAGTCAGAACCATCACCATTACCTAGTGATTTACCTAAAGCAAACAAATCATCATCAACTTGTTTAGCTAGAGCGTAACCAGCATCATCTGTGTAGAATTTACGCATAGAAGCTAGTGCTTGTACATCAGTAATATCTTCGATTAAACGAGAGTATTCATAATGTTTGTCGACGCTGACTTGTACTTCTGATTCTGTAGCAGCAATCAAAGTTACTTGAGACTCTGCACCTTTAGCAGAAGCAGAACCACGGGTAGGTTTAGGGATATGTAAAGTATCACCTTTTTTACCAGACATTGGCATTTTATTTACCAAGTTAGCAAGTACCAAGTTAGATTTATAAGCAGCTACAATCTCGTCACTCCATAACTCTGGAATGAAAGTTGCGCCAGTTGTGTTTGTTACATGATTTGAACCAAGTGCCATTATATTTTACCTTTATAAAAATTTAAGATTATCGCACCCTACCTTCTGAATATGCCTGTGTTAATTCATCAGACAATTCTAAGTAGCGTGCAGGATTAGTTTGCATTAAGTTAATAATATCAGAGCGTCTGTAGATTTTCTTAGATTTACTTTCTCCAGTTCCTTTAGCAGAGCCAGAAGAAGCAGCCTTACGCTGTTGTCCTCTATCTTTTTCAACAACTTCCTGTGCCTTTGTAGATGCCTGAGTTCGTTCTTTCCAAGTAGAAAGAAGCTCATCTGCTGCATCAAAATCAAAGTTACTGTCAGCGCGTTGTAAAAGTTCTGTCCTTACTTTAGAAGCCTTAATCCAATTTAGGAACTCTTCTGACTTAGCAGTGTTCATAAAGTTAGGATGTGCTTGCTCTAATCTATTCATAGCATCTCTACGAGCCATGTCTAACTTCATCTGTTTAATTTCTTGAATATCAGAATTAGATGATATAGATTGTGCAATAGCTTCTTTAGGTCTTTCGAAGAAATCAATCTCTTCAATCTCAGCCTGTTTTTCGTGGGTATTGTTTTCGAGGTTTGTTTTAATGAAGTCGTCTACAACCTTACGAAGTTCTCCTACTTCTGAGCTTTGTCTACCAACTAGCTTCTCAGCTTCTTGGTGCATCTGTACAATTTCTGCTACAGATTTATCTTTATATTTATCTGGTAGACTATTCTCTTCTTCTTCTGCTTGCTCTACTTGTTCTTGTTCAAGGTTGTCCTCTACGGATTCTTGCTCTTCGAACGTAGAAAGCTCTTCGCCTTCTTGTAGATTTTCTTCGTTAAATTCCTCTGGTGTATCTAGTATTGTTGCCATTATATTATAAACTCCGTACTCTTAAATAAGTATTGTGGAAAATTAAAAGATTATCTCTTAGCGGCTTTCGAATGTTCTCTTGCCCACTTCATAGTTGCTCCCGGATAATCGCCCGATATAGCATCTAATACAAAAGAACATTTAGAAATTACCCGCTTTGCATCTTGGTCACATTCAGGACACTCTATAGTCTGTGTTTCAGAGTCTATAAAGCGTTCAGTAATATGTCCGCTTGAGCATTTAAAGTCATAGATTCTATTCGCCATTAACGGCTTCCCTCTCGCTAATTAGAATAGAGTCGTAAGCTGCTCTGACCATATCTTCCATGTTGATTAAAGTATTTAAAACGTAAAGTTGTCCTTGTGTTTGATACAAAGTCTTTTCATCTGCAATAGCTTCAATCTGGAAGTTATCCTTATCTACTTGAACTTGCTCCATAAGCTGTGACCAGCCATCTGTGTTGAATAAGTCAAAGTAGTTTTCGTAATGTTTTACATTTTCTGGTGTCATACATTCTCCCCAATAGGTGTATGTGTGGTTAAGTTTATTTTTTAGTTGTAGCCTTTCTGGTTGTTGCTGGCTTAGGTGTATAAGCCTTTTCTAAGTCTGTAATACGTTTATTCATTGCTTGCAGGATGTTGTTGATTTCTATCAGCACCCCATCAAGTTCTTGCTTAGTTACCATTAGGTCTCCTCATTTGCATTTGAACAATATCTTCTTTTACTTTTAACTCTTGCTGCTTCAAGCTAAGTTCTGCCATCTTGACAGCTTGTGCAAACTCATCAGGTGGTAGTGTCTTAGCAATAGCATCAATACGGTCAGTCTCTTCAGCTACAGGCAGCAACTGTGTCTCAACATTGTTTTGTTGAATACGACTTTGTATCTCTGCATTTTGCAGTTGGATTTGTTGCAAGTTAGCCTTAGCAATCTCAAGTTCAAACTGCTTACGAATAACCTCTTCTTGTTGTGCTTCTGGGTTTGGTTGGTTAGCTTGCTCGATACCTGCAAGTATTTGTTCCCGTTTAGTAAGGTTCATAGACTCAACAATAGATTGAACTAGGAAGCTGTACATAGGGCTTTCTGCTGGCATAGTTTGAAGGAGTTGTACTAGCTGTGTTACTTCATACTCACGAGCAATAATGCCGAGAGAACTAGAAGCTACAAACTTATGGTCTTGTGCTTTGTAAAGCTGTGGGTCAAACTGCATATAACGATGTGCAGCTTTAGTAACGAATGGGATTAGGAAGTTATCTTGGAAGTTAAGCAGGGTACGCTTGTGACGCTTGATAATCGCACCTAAAGACATGGAGATACCAGCAGCAGTTGCCTCACCATTCATAGCGTTTTGCATACCTACAGTATCTACTGCTCCTGTGGCTTGCTGTACCATGTTTTGTAGCTGTGCACCTTGTGAAAAGGTGATATTATCTACAGCACCAAACTTAAATGGTTGTAATATCTCTGCCGGATTACCGTTAGTAAGTAATGTCTTACCCGGACGTATCTCAAACTGAGAGCCTCTAGGCATACGACTAGCATCTACTGCCATCATAGGGTGTACAGTAAGTGCAAGAGCGTCTATACGCGCACGTAGCTCTGTATCTAGGGCTTTTTGGCTATTATACCCCTTCTCACAGATGCCACGACCCCAGAATTTACTAGGTACTGCATCCCATTTGAACGCTACAATAGGTCTATCTTGCATCATATACGGGTTAGCTACTACTTTTAGTAGGGTATCTCCGTTAGCAATCACTACCATAGCTTCAATATAGCCAGATTCTTTCTCTTCTGTCTCGCCTAGTGCTACAGCAATCTCATCTTCTTCTAGTTCCTCTCCTTCTGCCTCATCAAACAGGGCTTTAGGTACTAATCCGTAATAACGAGTAAGACGAACCCTATCATCTACGTTCACTGTAATATCTTGGTCAGGTTCAAGGTCATCATCTGCTGCAACAGTTTCTACATCTACGTCACGATAAACACCTTTTTCAATATCAATCTCTACTTGGTGTAGTGGTACGTACATATCTACTGCACAACCCAGAGCTTCTTCGATAGAGGTAGCCAGTGGGTCAATAAGGAAGTTTTGTGGCATAATAGGACGTAGTTTAACCAAGAATCTATCACGCTCTATAACACCAACAGCTTGCATCTGACCATCTGGGGTAGGTTGCATAGCTGGTATGCTTTCTTTAGTCTCTTCAATGTAGACTTCACCGATACCAGTACCGTAGATAGCAGCATTAAGTAAACATTCTGAAACACAAGTCCTAGCTCTAGCAAAGGTCATGTCTTCAGCCAGTTGGTTCTTTAAAAACTCTATGTCTTGAGAGCCCGTAGGGTCTTGCATATCGTCTTTAATATCGAACCAGCTACCTCTACCAAAGGTTGCTTCTTCTACTTCAGCTACAGAGGATTCTACTGCTTGCTGTAGTGCAGGTGTAATGATACGAGAGCGTTCAGTTTGTCTTAGGCTATCTTCCTTAGACCAGATACCACGCCATAATCTGTAATACTCTTCATGTGATACACGATAGTTATCGTCATAGTGGTCACGCCACCCTTCACACTTATCCATCACCCACTGTTCTAGGTTAATGTTGTTTAATAGATTATCTTCATTTTCCATATATTAGTAACCTGCTATTGGGTCTATAAATTCAAAATCATCTTCATACTCTATCTCATACGAGTAACTAACCTTAGCTAGTTGGTCTATGTATGCTAGAGAATCAATAAGGTCATCGTGAACTAGGGGGTTAGGAAACTGGAATAACTCATCTAGGAACTCTGCGTTCCAATCTCCAGTGTTGAGAGTGATAGCGCCATTTTCAAACCTACCTTGTAAGCTCCAAACAACCCTATCTATCTTTCTTTTGTTACCATGTGTCAGTTCTTCTATACGAAAGAACCTTTGTCTAGCTCTCTGTATATCCATAAGATATGGAAGTACAGCGTTCTTAGCTATACCCTTCTCTATACCAATAGAGATAGGCTTATACTTTTCTACAACTCTGAATATCTTTTCTGCTGACTTCTTAACGTCCCACCTACCGTAGATTATCTCTTCTACGTACCACCCTTCTTCATTTACTTTAACAACGCTAATAGCCGTTTGGTCAAGTTTCTTAGCTTTTGATGTGTTAGCTTTAGATACGTCTGTAAAACCAGCCAAATCAATAGCAATGAAATAGTCCCCAATCTCTGGAGCTTCTTCACTAAACTTGACCCAATCTTCTTTAAATAATTCACTACCTTGCGCCTCAAACGATGCCATAAATTCTTGTCTAAAAGCAAAAGAACTCATAGTCTTTTTAGCAGCTTCTATTTCTTCTTCTGCTAATAGGGGATTGTCATACGAAGTAAAGTGCCAAGACTCTAGTGTAGGGTCATCCCCTAACTCAGCTTGTTTAAATAGCTCATAGAAGTGATTACGACCCATAGGTGTACCGATAAACAAAGCACTACCACGTTGGTCAGCTAGGGCGGGACGAAGGATTTGGTCAAACACTGCTGGCTTCATGTCAGCGTATTCATCCAACACTAAGAACTTAAGAGACACACCACGCATAGTCTCTGGTCTATCTGCACCCTTCAAGCTAATGGTAGCCCCATTAACCAGTGTAATCTGTAGGTTGTTAATATGGCTAGACTTGATTACCGGGTGACCTAACTCTAATAGAGTAGACCACATAATATCTCTTGCTTGCCCTTGTGTGGGGGCTACGTAGAAAACATGACCCTTTTCTAGCTGTAGAGCATTTACGATAAGTAACCAAGCAGCCAGTCTAGATTTACCAGTACGCCTACCAGCAGCTACTATCTTAAATCTAGTTTCACTATTCCAAACATCTTGTTGCCAAGGGAGTAGTTTAATACTGAGGTCGTTACTCAATTAAAAAATGCCCGATGACTTAAGCAAAGCAGCTTCTTTTTTTCTTCTGGTAGAGTACTTATCACCATAATTCATAAGGTTGTTATAAGCATCTTTCCATTTGCCACCTGTAACTTGTTTCCAAAAGTTATGGTTAAACATAGAATTACCATATTGAAAACCAACAGAAATTAATGGGGTCTGTACTTCAGAAGGCAAGTCTTCAAACTTTATATTAGAGTCTTTATTAAACCTATTAGCTATTTTTTCCGCAAAGTGGGTTTTAAATATATTGTTAAGCTCTACTGCATCTTCCTCTTTTAAACTAAGAGGGTTGTTATCTAAAAACTTTATTGCACTATCTTTTGTTTTGCCTAAGTAAGGCTTTAATTTATTCAGTATAGGTTGTGGTACTTTTAAGTTTACTAAGTCTTTTTCACTCCATTGCCCTAAATCAATACCTGAAGCAATAGTTACTCCACTATTACCCAAAGCCTTTTTAGTTTTTTTGTCTGTAGGAACATACGCATTTGTTTCAAAACCTTCTACCTTCTTCAAGAAGTTAGTGTCAAGTTTAATACCACTTTGATTATCCAAGGATTCCACATTCTGTTGACCTAACAACTCTTCTTCCCTAAGTTGGTCTCTAATCATAATATCATTCATTAGGTCAGCCTCTAGCTGGGCTATAGCACCTTGTTGTGAGAACTCAGGAGGAGCATCTAAATAACCAGCATCCATTACAGCCCTTTGTACATCTTCCTGTGTATACGAAGGAATACCTAAATAACCAGCACCCCTTACAGCTTTCTGTACATCCTCTTGGGTATATATATCTTCACCGATAATATCAGGTTCATTACCTAATCCGAAACTAGTCGCCATCTATAACTTCTCCATCAATTACGTTCTCTACTTCAGTAACACCCGAAATAGTAATGAT